GGAGTACCTTTAACAGGTGCAGTAACTGTATTTAGTCCGTCAGCTATTAGCTGGAAAGATACAATCATCAATAAACCTTCTACTAAAGCAGCTTGGTACTACAATCATTTAATTGTAGATAACTTAGCAGGTGGACAGGCTATCGTAGATCCAGTACTTCACGTAGCTGGAATTATGAATAGAATGGATAGAAATATCGCATTAGGTGGAGTATCCCATGCTCCGGCTGGTATTCAATTCGCACAGATCGCTGGGATCATCGGACTTCAGTTAGACATCAGTGAGAAGAAAGAGGGTGGACCATTAAGACTTGCATATATCAATAGAATTACTGCATCTGCTGGAAACGGTAGATATGTATTCGGAGCGTATACAGCGGGCGGAAATAGTGTAACTCCAGACGAGAAATTAGTTCAGGTTATGCGTTCATTGATGTTCATTAAGAACAGTCTTGAACCAGGGCTTATCGGATTTATCTGGGAGAATAACTCTCCAGTAACTCGTCAGAATATCGCTAATGCAGTGTTAAACTTCCTACGAGCTAACGCTTACTTATTCCCTTCAGGACTACCAGAAAACGAGCAATTTCAAGTCACTCTAGTCCCTCCTACTCAGACGGATATAGACCAAGGATTGGTAAAAATAATCGTAAGATGTAGATTTAACACCGCTATACGTATGGTGGATATTGACTTGCAATTTCCCATCCCACAAGCAGAAGCTTAATTAACATTTTTATAAACACCTAGGAGTAGCTACTTAGGTGGACCCGTCTGAGCCTGTAACTTGGGCGGGTCATATTTTACAGGATAGACTTAGACATGATCCATAATAAATTTACTAAAGACGAATTAATTAAAGCCAATGAAGAGCATGACTCTTACACTAAATCTGGAGCCAGTTTAGGTCTTCCGGGCAAAGTATTTAGGAGACAACTATTCAAGGCTTTAAATCTAGTAGAACCTACAGATCCTAATAAGAAACTATGTCGTAGATGTTACACTGACTTTTCAAGAGTATCAGAAGATAACCCTTCTTGGAGGAGAACTTATGTATGCCTTGAATGTAAACGTAAGAATATAAGGACATTAGCCAAATCCTCTTATGTGAGGAATAGACCTAAGAAAGTAGAATACGCTAGAGCTAAAAAAGCAAGGGAAGTCGCAAACAGAACTTGGCTAATCTATCGAATTCTATTTACAAACGGTAAGAGTTATATAGGTTTAACTTGTAGTCTTAACTGTAGATTATCCGCCCATAGAAAGTCCGCTAAGAATAAAGAAAATAGACCTCTATATCACGCTATTAATAAGTATGGTTGGAGTTCGGTAGTAGTCTCTATATTAAGAGATAAGATACCGACTTTAGATGAAGCTAACAAATGGGAGATGGAGTATATACAAGAGTTTAATTCCGAAGCAGAGTACAAGACTGGATATAACTGTACTAAAGGTGGAGACAGTAATAACGGATCTAACAAGACTCCTGAACAAATCGAAGCCTTCAGACAATGGTCTGTAGAACTCTGGAAAACAGAGGGACATAGAGAATATATGGCAGAAGTATCCAAGAAGAGAAAAGGAAACCTTCCTGAATGGTCTAAGGAGAAAATGTCCAAGGCCGCTAAGGAGAGAATCGCCAGAGATGGACATTCTTGGGTAGGAAGGAACCACAGAGAAGAATCTAAAGAAAAGATGAAGAAGCCTAAAAACAATACTTCAGTAAAATACCAGACTAGACTTATTAGACATGGTAGAAGAATTTATTGTAGTGAGCTGAATTTCGTATTCTTTAGTTTGAAAGATTGTGCAGAATTCTTCGGAGCAACAAAGACTTCGATGTGCTATAGTCTAAAGAATCCTAAAACAATTAAATATAAATCACTATCATATTATAACTAAGGAGACATCATGAGTCGCAGTTCCTCATACGACCCAATTGAAAATTTCAGGTTTAGGGTCCTAATGGACGGCTTAACCAAGGCTGGATTTAGCCAGTGTGGCTTACCTACAGCTTCTACAGGAGAAATCACTTATCGCGAAGGTAACTATCGCGACACTATGGAAAAGTCTGCGGGACTAACTACTTACGGAGATATCACACTCTCTCGTGGAGTTACTACTGAGCAAGACTTTTATACATGGTTACAACAACATAAGAAAGGATCAGCGACTGTACGTCCAAGTGGAGACGGTCCCTATACTGCCGGAGACGAAAGACCTACAGATGATACTGCGGTTAATTACCGTAGATCATTAGTGATCGAAGTCCTTGGCCGAGACTCCCAACCTGTCAAGAGATGGACTATCTACAATGCTCACATCGCTGAGTATGTACCGGGGGATACTCTAGACGCTACGGCTGAAGCTAAAATGATTTCTTCTCTAACTCTTCGCCATGAAGGGTTTACGGAAGAACTTCTATAAGTAACTTGATTGAGGGTGGGCACAAGTCTACCCTCTTTTCTAGTTCGTACTAAAAGGATAAATATGAGCAGATCAAGTAGTTTTGATCCAGTTTCCAGCTTCAGATTTGATATCACGATTGTCTCACTCTCACTTGCTCCAAGTCAGCTTATTTCGGGCTTACAAAACGGCGGACTATCACAGTTTGCCCGCGCAGGATTTACTACCTGCACTATCCCAGAGTCTACAACTACAGTGATTGAATATCGCGAGAATGTAGATAACTACTCACCTAGAAAAATACCGGGACTTACCCGTTTCAATGATATAACTCTTACTCGCGGAGTAATCACTCCCGCCAATCCAAACCCTCTAGCACTTAAAAATAACATACCATTTATATCTAAGAATCCAAACGACTTCTATGCTTGGGTTAGACAAGTATCTAGTTTCAATCCTGCTTTAGCAGCACTTCAAACTCTTACAGGTACAACTCGTAATCAAATCTTAAAGCAGTCTCAAGACTTCCGTAAAGACATGATTATCATCATGAGAGATCGTGAAGGTAATGCAGCTCGTCGCTGGTTCCTTCTAGATGTATGGCCTACAGCTTATAAAGGTGGATCAGACTTAGATGCAATGTCCGAGACTAAATCTATGGAATCACTTACACTTACATATGAAATAGCTTTTGAGTTACCTACTGCATTAGGCGCGGCTACAGAATTAATCACAAACATCTATGATGGAGCAGGTGCAGATATTTTAGGTGGATTATTTTAATAGACTTTAGTACGGAGAATTAAATGCTAGTTTACTCAAAAGTAAATATGGTAGATGAAAATACAACGAGCGTCGCCTATAATACAGTTTCAACTGACCCTCCTTATTGGTGGAGATATACTATAAACACTGAAGGTGGCAATTACCACAGATCGTATATCTACAGAAGTCTAATGTACAGCAGTACAGCGAGTTTAACTATATGCTTACTTTAATCAATTACGTAGTAGTAAGTGAAGAGTTCTCTATCGCTTGCTATATCGGTTACAGAGAATACTCAGATATACTTAGATACTACAATGTAAACGACCCTTTACATAAACATGTAGTTGTAAAAGATCACTTAACTTTAACTCTATTTTAGGAGGCTTTATGGCCCGCACAGGTACTTTAGACCCTCTTCTATCATATAGATTCATTGTATCCATTAGAATAGATAATAACCCTGAAGCTTTCGAAAGGCTAGGTTTTGAATCAGTAACTCTTCCAAGGGTAGATATTCAAAAAGCTCAGTATAGAGAATTAGGTCGAAGCTTCAACCCTAGAAATATAGCTGAAGGTGCCACTTTCAGTCCAATTACACTTCGCCGAGGTAAATCTTACAGTGGAGACTTTTATAATTGGATAGGCTTAGTTTACAGAGCTTTCTATGGAGATAAAAGCGGTAATAACTCTAACTATAGAGGTACTATCGTAATCGACCACATGGATAGGCAAGGTAAAGTAGTTAAGAAATACGTAATCCTTGCAGCTACTCCAATCATGTATCAACCAGGTGTCAGCATGGACGCAATGGATGATTCATCAGTAAGTATCGAAACTCTTATGCTTGATTACGAAGGTTATATCGAACTTTCATCTAGTTATAGTCCAGTAACAGCGTTAGCCGGATCAGCAGTCGGAGCAGCTTTAGGAGTCTTAGGTGATATTAAACCTGGATTTACAAGCGAAGTAGAAGATGCAGTACAAAGTATAAATGCAAGAAAAACACCTAAGTTGTAAAAGCTTTGATTTCTTTAAATAACCCTTGACACCTACTTAAAACTAGATTAGTATAGTAAGTGGAGGCTTTATGGATGTTTTTAAGTACTGTCTATTTATACCTAATATGACTCCCATAAGGGAGTACGATTTAAATGATGCTTGGACACGTAGTACATACGGAGTAAACAAGAAAAATATTACATATTATATCCTATACTCACTGGCAGTATTATAAATGGAAGCTACTTATAAATATACTGTAGGACTACCAAACTCTGCTAAATACATGAGGGAATTACCTCTAAGCATAGAGTGGATGAAGGACACTTATGGAGTAGAAAGATCCTATATCTTTTATTTCCAACTATACTCACTGGCGGTACTATGAATTCTTACATCAAACTAGTCACAGGCAATAACTGGAAAATAGCATATAAAGCTGGACGAATGAGCCTTTACAGTCCGAAGTATAAACTTTACCTACGTAAATCAGTTTTTACACTTGGAGTATTTTAAGTGATATTTGCAGTTAAGAGTTTGATAGAGGGGAGAGTTAAGACTTATTATTCTACAGAAAGTCAGTCGATAATTGACTTTTATAGGTGCAGGGTAGAACTCCATCTATTAAGGACCCCCTGTAATGAAAGTCATTTGAACCATACACTAACAATATTATAGACATAGGAGGAAAATATGTCAACATTTACACTACCTAACGGGATTATCTCCGGCGGCAAACACTACAATCTAGTTAAACTAGACGAGATTAGAGGTAAGCATCAGAACATGCTTGTAAACCCTAATCCTAAAACTCCTATCGACTATATCGAACCTATCTTAATTGATCTGATCTTAGATCTAGTCAACGAAGATTCAGAGTCGATCTTAGATCAGCAGATCAGCAAGAAACAACTAGTTCTAAATCTACTACCAATTCAAGACATCCAATTTATCATGGTTAAAGTACGTGAAATTTCATACGGTAAAGATTACCTTATGCACTTAAACTGTACGCACTGTAATGCTAAAAACAGTGCTAAACTAGACTTATCCACTCTGGCAGTCTCGGCCCGCGTAGATAAAATTACAGAAGCCGAGATGATACTTCCTAAAGACGGGCTAAAATTCAGATACAAATCAATGAGTTTAGCTACTTTACTTAAAATGGCAATTCAAGACGAGAAGTCAGAGTTTACTAAAACTATGCTTACAAGTCTTACTTCATATATGTTAGAGTACTTAGGTGAAAACCGTAAAGTAACCCCGACAGACTTAGATGATCTTAAAGGATCAGACTTAAACTACATCAGGGATAATATTCCTACTCTACCTGAAATTGATATGAAAGTAGAGCATAACTGCTCAAGTTGTAAAGAAGATTTCGAGCAGGAACTTCCTGTACTGGCGGCTGATTTTTTGCTCCTTACGAGGACTTAGTTAACAAGAACTATGTATCTCACAGTGAGCAGATTATAGTAGATCTACAATTCCTAGCTGAAGCTTTCAGATGGGGAATGGATGATTTTAATCAGATGACTTGGGGAATGAGAAAGGCTATGATAGACTTTCAAATACAGGTTATAGAAGAAAGGCGTAAAAACAGTGGAAAATAAAGTACAGATAGCCTATATAGTCGAGAACACCTCAAGAGATTCAGTTATGTATTACGCAACTTGTAAACTATCTACTTGGACGACGATTTACGCGTCAAAAATTGGAAGGTGGCGAGTCCATACTCTAGGGATTTTATGAAAGGTACTAAATTAATCTACTATACTCTAAACCCCTTAACCTACTATATCGGTGAACGTGAGACTCATATATGCGGAGACTATCGTAGACGAGTGGAATGGGAAATAGGACCTAACTTACAGTTAGTGGTACTCTAATAGATAAACGAAGGAAATCATGGAAAGAGAGATTTCAATTATATTAAAGGTCAAAGGAACTGAAGCAGCTAAAAAAGCTGTGCAGGAGGTATTTGATCAGAAAACAGCAACATTAGTAAAAACATTCAACGACCAGACTAAAAAGGCTGGAGATAATCTAGAACGTGCAGGTAGAAAAGCTAAAGGAGCCTCTCAAGGTGTAACTTCGTTCACTAAAACCCTTGGTAGAAGCCTTTCAGTTTTATATCTTTATCAACGAGCATGGTCTACTTTTGGATCTCAGTTTGATGAGGGCTTACAACTTCAAAGAGCCTCTACTCAATTTGAGCGTCACGTAGGTAATGTAACTAAAATGTTACCAGAACTACGTACAGCAACTAAAGGTGTAGTCTCAGATTTTGATCTACTTAAGACTGCTCAAAGAGCTTTTCAACAAGGTATTAAACCTCAAAACATAGCTACAGCATTTAAACTAGGTACATCGGCGGCCCAAAAACTTGGAATGTCGGCAACTGAAGCAATCAGTGTAGTTACCAACGCAATGACTAAGCAAGATGAAGGAGCTTTAAACACTCTCGGAATCGTCACTAAAGTAAACCAAGGCTACCAGACTCAGACAGCTCTTATCGCTAAAAACGGCGGAGTAATGAGTAAGGCGATGGGTATACAGATCAGACAGTCATTGATCATGAGAGAACTTCAAAATAGATTCGGAGGAGTTAACAAAGCTCAAGAAGACGGATTAATGTCTTTAGAGCGTCTCAGAGCCTCATGGAAGAACTTTAGAGCAGTTTTAGGTGAAACCCTAGGTCATGCTTTACTACCGCTTACTAGAGCGCTTACAGGCGTTTTAGAACTCGTCACTAGATTACTTGAAAAGTTAAATAAAACTGAAGGATTTAAAAGATTCGTACAATTAGCAGGTGTACTAGCAGTAACCTGGGGAAGTATGAAGTTCATAAATGGAGCTAAGACTCTGATCAACCTACTAGGTATGTTCGGAGGAATTAGAGGCGGTAAAGCGGCTAAAGCACTTTCTTTAGTAAACACTAAAGTAGGTACTCTTGGAGCTACAGTACTTAGATTTCTACCTGGTTTACGTAACTTCATTGGAGCTTTAGAACTATCAAGCCCTGCACTTGCAAGAGGACTATCTCTTATCCCAGGTTGGGGAACTGCAATAGCGGCTGTACTACTCCTGATTAAACCTTTCACTAAATTAATGACTAAAGCCTGGGCGGCGGTCAAAGTCTTCTTTCAACTAATGAATAATTTTGATGAAAACTCAGGATTATCAAAAGTACTACGAGAAGATGCTGAAGAACTTGGATCAGCTTATAACCTGATTGAAAACATCGCTAAGATCTCACTAGAAGCTTGGGCTATGCTCAAGGGAATAGGTAAAGGATTATCTGAAGCATTTTCACCAGTTACAGCAGTTCTAGGATATGCAATAGATAAAATAGAAGAATTTACAGGATGGCTTTTCGAATGGGATAAAATCTCAGTAAGGTCTTCTTCAAGATTAGATGCTATTACAGAAAAGTGGGCGAAGTGGGTAAAAGTCATCGGTCTAGGAGCATCTGCCCTGGCCATGTTTGTTCCAGGACTTCAAGCAGTTGGAGCCGTAGGTATAGCTACTTTCGGAGGGGCTTTAGCTAAAGATATGCTACCTGGAATGGAATATGCATCAGCTAAAGGCGGTAGAAATAGCGGAGGAATCCCTACCCAAGCCGCCGCGCCAGACGCTCAGTTCCTTAACTCTAATTCAACCAAACCTACAGCATCTCCAGCTCCACGGGCTATGAACCTAGATTACAGTGATGATATGAGTCAGACTCTTAGAGACATTGACAAGAAACTAGGTAAGCAGACTGGAATTATGGAAACTGAAGTTCAGATGAACGAGATTGAAAAATCACAAAGTAACGCACAACGAAACATTAATATCAGAAGGTAAACATGGCTTTTGGACTTCCTAACTTCGACATTCGTAAAGATATAGTTAAACTTGCAGGGGTGACAGGTCAGGAAGTACGAAATCTAGCACCTCCTAATCAGCTTAAAATGGCGATTATACCAACTCATGAACCTTCCAATCCTATACTCACTACTCTACTTTTAAATCCTGAATCTATCACCGAAACTAAAGCGGCGAACTGGATTCAGCATAACATACCAGGTCAATCAGATCCACTTATGCAATGGATTAACGGCTCGGCTAGAACAGTCACCTTTACTGCTAAGGTCACGCTAGATTTAACTGAAAACTTTACTGTAGACTATGATAGGGACAATGACATTTGGTTGTTAGAAATAGATCCTGAATTAAGTCAGATTTCAAAGATAACGTCAGCATATAACTCAGCTATACTTAGTAAGCTGTATGATGTATCGGCTAGAATAGAAAGCTCTGATGGCCGAGAAGATGTAAGCGCAAGAGGGAATACTAGATGGGAACAAAGCATCCAACCTCAGTTAGACTTCTATAGAGGACTTCTTATACCTCGTACAGGTAGCTTGAGTAATCAAGTGAGAACCCCACCTCTAGTAAGACTCTACATGGGTAATATCCTCGGCGCGGCGAGTTATAGTGCTAATCAAGACTTCATCCTTGCCAGCTATAGTTTCAATATTACTCAGACTACTCCAGAATTACTTCCTACAAGTGCAGATGTAACCTTTACTTTCATCGAATATAATGATAAAAGTAAATCAATAAAGCCGAAGGAAACTCCGGCAGTAGCTCGTAACCAAGCGTCTGAAGCGAACTCAATCGAGACAGCACCTAGAGTACTTGGTCCGTCACTTGGCGGCTTTAACGGGATAGCTTAATGAGATATTATGTTTTAATTAATTTCCACCCTGTAGGATACAGATCTAGAACCAGTAAGCTACCTTTTTCCAGCATTTACGTTGATGGAGTTCGCAGAGAAGAAATTAGACACCTACTTACTATACTATAAGGATTAACCATGGCTTACATTCAAGGCTCGCGGTATAGAGGCTCTACAATCACTTCAGTAACTACTTCTGAAGGACTACAGAACTACACTATCTTAAAACTACCTATTCAAGTCCCTGAGACTGAGTTTGACTTTTATGTAAGTATAGACTCTAGTAACGAGTTCCGACCAGATATGTTGAGTTACCAAGTTTACGGAACTCCTGACTACGGATGGGCCTTGATGGAGATCAACACGTTAAGATCGTTTAAAGACTTGAAATTACAAGCTAGATTGAGAATACCTCCACTGGATAGAATTCAAGCAGCAATTAAAGATACTCACGACCGAGGGTAATATATGTACCGTAATCAATCTAAAAACTTCTTCTACGATATATCAATTACTACTCCAGATGGTAAAAAGCAAGTACGTCTAACCGACACTCTGCTTAAACTCTGCGATAAAGTTGATATAATGGAAGCTGTAGCGACTGAAGAATCAGACGGAGCAAGCTCACTTACAATATCATTTATTGAAGCAGACTTTCTACCAGATGACTTAGACAAGACTCCTGCTGAAGGTATATCGGGCCGAGGTTACTTAACTAACCGTACAGGAGCTTTGATTGATTTACGATTTGACTCTGAAAAAGGATTCACTTATGTAACTCCAGAAGAACTACAGTCTGGACTAACTCAATCGAGCAGATCTAAATCTAATAAATCAGAAGAAGTGAAATTCTTATTCAGCACTAATAATTACATTGAAGTAACCTGGGGTAATTTAGAACCTAAAGTATCAAGGACTAGAAAGTTCCAAATAGGTACAGTAAACTACAGTACAGGTGCGGGCGGGAATACTCTATCTTTACAATGCTATACTCTACAGAAAGACTTAGCCAGAATTAAAGTAGATGAAGGTATAACCTTTGTAGATAATACAGGTAGACCTCAATCACTTAAACAATGTGTACAAGCAATAGCTTATGTATTCGGAGCTAGATTAGAATTTGATGGTGAAGAGGTCGGAAGTAAACCGCCGACTTATAACGGAGCTTATCTACTTGATAGAACTACTCTCGGCGGAGATACTAAAGTTTCTACCGACGGATCTCCAGCCTACTTACTTAGAAGTCAATCAATAGACTTTTGGTTAAGAGATTTAGCTCGCAAGTTCAACTCTACTTACGAAGTATTTGAAGATCCATTTATAGCCGGAATTCCAGTAATTAAGTTTACTGCCAATCCCATTAGATGGAAAAAGGTTATAAGAACTCTAAACTACAGAGATCCAGCCGGAATCATGTTAGAGTTCCAATTCAATACAATCGCAGGTGAAGTAGCTAAAGAAGCTTCAGCAAGCGCGGTAGATGAAAACGGAGAATCTCAGTCTGACTATGTAGCAGCTAGACTTACAGATGGTAGATCTACTACAGTTCCAGCTAAGACTTTTGATGGCATACCTTACGTATATCAAGATCGCGCAGATAAAACTCTACAAAGATCCCTAGTAGGAAGCTCAGTAACTACACCGTCTACTACAGTTAGCAGCGTCTCAAATCAAGCTCAAAATAGTGCAATTACGAACTCATTCATGGGTTTTATTACAGTAAAGACTATCGGACATCCCGACTTCCAACCTGACGTTATGAATATTAAAGGAGTTGGAGTAAGAGCTAGTACTACTTATAGATTCTTTCAGGTTCAGCATAGTCTATCTACCGCAGGGTATATTTGTACTATGCAAGGCAAGACTCAAGAATCAGTAGAGCAAGGGTTAGACAATAACGATCAACTAAAAGATAACACAGACTATGTAGTGGCTAGACTTGCTACTGGAACAGACTCAGGACTTTGATGAGCTATAGAGTAATTATGGTTTGGACATTTAAATATACTACTAATTGGAGCCTTCCTCAACCAGGACCTGAGATGATATATGAAATCAAGAACTATAATCTAGAAAGAGTAGCTAATGCTAAAAGCGTTATACCTCTATCTTCAGGACTACAACTAACATGCTTTTAACTACTAAAGGTAATGGAACACAATTCCTAACCAGACTGACATTCTCAAACTACCCTAATTTAGGGCCTAGATTGAATTACTTCACTTTAGCTACTAATATTATCTTGACTAAGCAAGAAGACTGTAGTAGACTTAGGACAGTTATGAGTAACTCGTATAGCTTGGGAGTATTTTAAGGTGATTAAATATGCGATAGATTTAACATATCCTAGACTTAGATACTATAGAAGTAGAGGTCGTAGACCCATACCTACAAATAGTCAGGGACGAGGTTACTTAGATCTAACTTACACAGATTCCCTCCTCGCAATATTTTAGAAGGATACACATGAGTTATACAATAGAGCTTGAATATACTATTACTTACTATAAATGAGAAGACTTTGAATGTCAAAATGCTAGAAGTCACTGGGTTTATCGAGATGAGATACGAACATACACAGATTTAGATGTTCTACTAGCTATATTTTAAGGGAAAAAGGGTTAATAGTACCAAAGTCAAACCAGTAACCCCGAAAGACACCGCGTAAAGGCAACTGTTAGGACTTCTTATTACAGGATTATATGCACTATATAAACGATAAAGATGGATTAAAACTCCTCGGGATGGGAACCGCCGTAGTAATCGCTGTTCAAACCGGATCTACTGACGCACATCAAGTCCGTATCAAGCATCCAGACTTCGGAGACACAGCATTCATCCCTTATATCCAGACCTCAGGCTTACTTAAAGTACCGGCTGTAAACGATGTAGTTTACGTCTTCTGTAACGAAGGTTTCCATAACTATCCGATGGCTTGGGGTCACAAACTCCACGATTCAGCAGTACAAGCTCTACTTGGTTCAGTTAGAAATAACGCTACAGTAATCTATTCTACTGGTGCAGATAATAAAGTATCTCACACAATCATTTTAGATGAAGGGTCTGACCGCGGGATTAGAATTAAGACAGCCGGCGGAAATAGTATAGACATCAAGAACGAATCAGATATAACGATCACTCAGACTAACGGAAACACTGTTAAGATGAGCAGTTCAGGAATTGATATAGAATCTTCAGGGACTATCAACCTTAAAGGTAAGGAAGTCAATATAGAGGCTTCAGGATCTACAATTAAAGTAGGCGCTGCAATTACAGTAGACGCTTCTGACACTTTAACTAAAGTAGATAAAGTTACAGTAAGTACGCATAAACACAACGGGAACCTGGGCTATCCAACGTCTCCGCCTTTACCGGGATAAGTTATGGCTTCTAATCCAGATAAACTTGCAGGATATCTTTTAACTGAGCTGACTAAAGCTTTCGACATACAAGGATCTAGCGAGGAATTAGAGAAGTTCTCAAAAGCACTATCAAAAGCCATACATAAATATGTGACTACAGATCTTGAAGTAGATACTAAAATACAAGTAGAAAGTACGTTTAACTTGACTACTCCAGTGACACCTCCAACTCCAGGATCAACAGAGATCATTGAAGTAAAAGGTCAGACAGTTACTAAAGGTAAGGTGATTTAAGTGAGTAAGTACTCAACTTACACTGTAGATTTAGAAGATGTCATTAGAAACTATGAATGGAATTCTAAGACTATAGAGTCTCACAGTTTTATTATGGGAGAATCTGATCTAATAACTTATACAGAATTAGACGTTCTACTAGCTATATTTTAGAATTAAACAGGACTTATATGACTAAACCTAGAGATTGGCTCGGCAAAGATACAGCATTTCCAATAGACGGAGCTTTTAAACCTCAGTCAGGCATGAACGAAGTTAATCAATGTATTCAACTTCTAATCGCCACAGTTCCAGGTGAAAGAGTTATGCGTCCTGAATTTGGATGTAGACTTTACACTAGAGTCTGGGAGAACCTTGATGAAGTAGCTTCTCAAGGTCTTAAAGATATACGTGAAGCAATTGACACTTTCGAACCGAGAGTAGATTTGGTAGCAGTAAATAGTAGAATCTTCAGAGATGAAGGTAGAGTATTATTCGCCGTGCAATATAGACTAAAAGACACAAATACAGTGGCGAATCTCGTCTTTCCTTTTCAAGGAAATGTAACCTAATGCTCTTTGGAGAATACATATATTTAGGAAAAACTACTCCTATTAGGTATTTTTTAGTAGACTTCTTGGTTGAAACAAGGTACAATAGGATGTACTTGATAAGTTCAAGTGTAGGCTGTGTATATGATTACGGATATTTAGGGATACTCTAGAGGAAATATGGAAGAATTGGACGAGTTTAAGTATGAGATACAAGTTGTAGGACTAAAGCACTTAAATTACTTTAGACATACATTAAGACTTGAGTATGAGTTTAATCGAGCCTATGAAATATCAACTCACATTATTCCAGATTCAGATACGATTTCACTAGCTATTTTTTAGACTTAAAGATAACAGAGGTAACATGAATAATATTTCAGTAAATACATCAGGCAAAGATTTTCAAAGCATAATCGACTCGCTCATCTCCTTCGCTACTATTCAGTACGGGGCAGAGGCTTCAACTACAAGAGTCTGGTCCGATTTTAACCTCTCATCTTTCTCCCGCAACTGGGCAGAGCTAGTAGCTTATACCTCCGATCAATTGATGTTCTACATGGACACTCAAGCTAATCAATCTTATTTAAGATCAGCAACTATCCCAGCTTTCGTAATTGATATTGCTAATCAATTAGGTTACGAAGTACCTACTCAGAAGTCTTCTTCTGGTAAAGTACAATTACAATTCTCAGGACCTGCGACTGTAGGTCAGTTTTATCCGGTCTTCGCGGGTAACACTAAATTCATTACTACACGCCCTGTAACTGCTACTCAAGCAGGTGGAATTGAAGTAGACGCTATTCAAGGCTCTATCTTTAATGAATCCTTTACAGCAGATGGTATTCAAAACGAAGAATTCATTTTAATTGAAACAGATATCATTGTAGACATTACGAATCCTAATCCGGAGCTTAGATCTCCGATTGTAGTCGTAAATGGAACTACTTACAATATAGTAAATACACTAGTAAACTCAGCACCTAACAGTACTGACGTTATACGTAAAGAACTTCCAGATGGAAGAACTAAACTAATCTTCGGAGACGGAATCTTCGGCCGCCGATTAGTTGAGAACGAAACTGTAAACGTAACTTACAGAAATGAAGGTGGAACTCAAGGTAACATCGAAGCCGGTGAAATTACTACCTTAGGAACTACTTTAACTAATCTATCTGGAGTATCCAATTCTACACCTTTTTCAGGTGGAGTTGATAGACTTACTTTACAGCAGATTAAAGATAGAGTACCTCTAAGCCTTAAAACAGTAGCTGGAGCAGTAAGCTTACCAGACTTCGCTGATATTCTAATCGCTAACTATCCGGAAGTACTTACAGCTAATGCAGCTTTAAATAACGTACAAGCTGGAATTGACCTTGATATCTTCGTTCTACCTAACGCAGAATCAGTAACTAAGATTACAGACAATCAAGTACTTTTCAACACTCTTACAGACTTTATTGAAAGACGTAAAGTAGTCGGAACTCAGTTCTTAATCAAGAACGCTAATCCAGTAAACATGTTGATAAGTATCGAAGCCTTCCTACAGAGAGATGCTTCAAGATCGGCTGTAGAAGCTGATATTCGTGAGAAAGTAGCGGCGCTATTTGACCTTCAAACTGGCGGAGCAGACGGAACTGGAGTAGGGTTTCAAGAAACGGTACTTGTAAGTGATTTATTTGACGTACTTCGTAAAGTAAATGGCCTTGCGAGATTCGAGATCCATAAACATACAATTAGTCCAAGAGTTGATAAACAAGTAGCTTCTGTTAATCAGAACTTCTACATTTCTAAAGTAGATACTTATGACACTGTAGAACGTAATGAATGGACAGTAGTAACCTCAGAAGTAGCTAATCCTGAGCCGGCCAATGGTCAAGTAAGTTATAAAGTATTTAAACGTACTCTAGGTAACGTAACTTCTCTTAACGCAGACTCTATAACTGATAGTAATTTAGACTTGACAGTTCACAATGGATCGGCTACAGTCTCAGG